AGCGGTTCCGCGGTGGATCGCTGACCATGCTTGGCGCGCAAACGCCAGAGAATTTCCAGATGCGGTCGATCCGGTACGCCCTCGGAGACGAGGTAGACCGCTGGCCGCGCGAAGTCGGAAAAGAGGGGTCTACTGTTCGCCTGTTCATCATGAGAACGGCGAATTTTCGGCGCATACGGAAAGTTGCGCTGGCGTCCACCCCGACGCTCGAAGGTGATTCAGTCATCTTCGAGTGGTGGACGCGCTCAGACCAGCGGAAATATAACGTTCCCTGCCCGCTCTGCGGCGCCTATCAGGTGCTCATCTGGGAGCGGGTGAAGTGGGGCGCAGATCCGGCTGAAGCCTGGTACGAGTGCGAACTCTGCCATGGGCATATTGAAAACTGGCGAAAGCCGTGGATGATCGACCGCGGCGAGTGGGTGAAGGGTAACCCGAAGTCGAAAATAGCCGGCTTCCACCTCCCGCGCCTCTATTCGCTCATCACGCCATGGGGCGAGCTGGCCGAAGACTTCCTCGCGTCGAAAGACGACCCGGGCGAGCTGAAATCGTTCATCAACACGAAGCTCGCCGAACTATGGAAGATCACCGGCGACGCCCCCGACTGGGAAATCATCGCCTCCCGCGCGTCCGACTACGAAAAGGGCACAGTGCCCGCTGGCGCGTTGATTCTAACGGCCGGGGTTGACGTACAGCGCGACCGATTAGAAATAGCTGTATGGGGCTGGGGGCGCAATAAACAGCGCTTCCTAGTGGACTACCGGGTGCTCTTCGGCGACACCGCCCGCCTTGGCGCGGGGCCATGGCTCGAACTAACAGGAATGCTCGGGGAAACCTGGCGACACGCATCCGGCGCCGATATGTCGATCAGCCGAACGGCGATTGACTCCGGCGACCAATCCACGCAGGTATACGACTGGGCGCGGCAACAGGGACCGGGCCGCGTGATCGTGGTTAAAGGCTACGACACCGGGACGGCGATCCTTGGGACGCCGAAAACAACAGAATCGAACTCGAAGCGCCGGCGCCGTGGAGTGCTGGTGTATCCGGTCAATGTGTCGATGGCGAAGACTGAGCTTTACGGTCAGTTGCGCCTCGGCAAATCAGCGGAGGGCGGGGAACATCCGCCCGGCTGGGTCCACCACTACCGGGAAACGGACGAGTGGTATAAGCAACTCGTCGCGGAGCGGTACGTGCAGGCGAAGAATAAGCGCGGCTTCATGGAAGGCCGCTGGCACAAGACTGGACGCAACGAGGCGCTGGATACCGCGAATTACGCACGGGCGGCGGCGGAGCATCTTGGGGTGAGTAAGTGGCCGGAAGCGCGCTGGAAGGCGTTAGAGGTGGCGATAGAGCCTCTGCCGCGCGGGGTTACCGTTGCACGGCAACAAGGCCCAACGCAGATCACACAGCAGCCATCTGAGCAACCTAAGCCGCAAGCGCGGCCCGGGTGGCTACAGGGCGGGAGTAATTGGCTTAGACGATGACAACCGCAGAACTCCAGACAAAACGGGACGCTTTAGTAGGGCGGATTGCCGACGCCGTGAAATCCATCACGACCGGCGACAAGTCCGTGACCTACGCAGATATTGCGGGCATGGAAAAAGCGCTGGCGATCCTTGACGGAGAACTCGCATCCTCCACTGGCACGCGGACGAATCGCGCGCTCTTGATTCAGCACAGCAACGGATGAGCCTAAACATCGTGGATAAAGTCGTCGCGTTTTTCGACCCGGCTGCCGGGATTCGGCGGAGTCGCGCCCGCGCCGCGCTGAATCCGAAGGCATCCTATGAAGGCGCGAAAGACGGCCGCCGCACGGCCGGGTGGACAACAAGTGGAGCATCGGCCAACGCTGAAACATCGGGCGGGCTGGTGGCACTCCGCGACCGATCGCGCGACCTCATCCGTAATAATCCTTTGGCCGGTAGTGGTCAAACGAAATGGACCGATTCAGTAGTCGGGACAGGCATCCTGTGCCAGTGGAATGACGCCACGGTGCAGGCGAAGTGGGACGCATGGGTTAAGACGTGCTCCGCTGACAGCCTGCCTGGTTTCGAGGCGATTCAAGCCCAGGCGTGTGACGCAGAATTTGAAACCGGCGAAGTCCTTCTCCGATCCCGCCCCCGTCGCCGTTCTGATGGCGTGTGGCCTCCGGTGCAGATTCAAGTTCTCGAAGCCGACTACCTGGACACACTCAAAACGGCCACGCTGGCGAGCGGCTACATCATCCAGGGCGTCGAATTCAACGGAGTCGGAAAGCGCGTGGCGTATTGGCTATTCGACCGTCACCCCGGCGATAGCGCGGCATCCGGCTTGCCCGGCTCTATCAGCACGATGTCGCATCGCGTGCCCGCCTCCGAGGTGTCCCATATTGGGCGCCCGAAACGGCCGGGGCAGGTTCGGATCGTCCCCCGGTTGGCGCCGTCAACCCTCCCCGCAAAAGACACCGCGGATTGGGAAGAAGCCGAGATTATCCGCAAGCGTACTGAGGCGTGTATTGCCGCCGCAGTGACCTCGCCTGAAGGCGACGAATTCCAGTTCACCACCGAAGTAGCCGACGCCAACGGCAACCCGGTTTCAACGTTCGAGCCGGGCATGATGCTGAAGTTGCGGCCGGGCGAAGATGTGAAATTCAACCAGCCGGCATACGCTGGCGGGTACGACGACTACAAAACGAGCCGCCAGCGAGACTTTGCGGCAGGCATTGGAATCCCGTTCGAGTTGCTGACCGGGAACTACTCGAAATCGAATTACAGCAGTAGCCGCATGGGCGCAGTAGCGTTCAAGCGCGCGGTCGAGTCCCACCAATGGGCGTGGTTTATCCCGCAAATGTGCGAATGGGCGGCGCAGAAGTTCTTGGAATACCTACTGATGTTCGATGGGCCGGCATCTGACACCTCGCACCAATGGAGCCCGCCCGCGTTCGAGCTTTTAGACCGGCTGTCAGAATCGAAAGCCGATCAAGTAGACCTCCAGATCGGCAAAAAGACCTGGCCGCAAGTCGTGGCAGGCGCGGGGAATAACCCAGCGCAGCAGTTGGCGGAAATCTCCGAATACTCCGAGGGATTACAAGAGGCCGGAGTGGATTTTTTCAACGGTCAACTTGCCATCGCAGAAAACAACGCGGCAAACCCGCAAGAGCAGGTACCTGATGAGCCTCAATAAACTCTTCGCCGACAACAAACAAAAGCCGCGCCGTTACGAGATCAACGCGAAGGCGGAAGATGCCGCCGAAGTGTTTGTCTACGACGCGATTGGTGGTATGTGGGGAATTCAGGCGTCTCAATTTGCCAAGGATTTGAAGTCACTGAAGGCGTCATTGATTCACTTGCGTATCAACTCCCCAGGCGGGGAGGTTGACGCCGCGCGGGCAATGTCTACGGCCATTGCGCAGCACCCGGCGCGAGTGGTTGCGCATATTGATGGGCTGGCCGCATCGGCCGCGTCCGTGATTATGCTGGCGGCCGACGAAATCGAGATTACGGCGGGCGCGTTTGTGATGGTCCACAATCCGCACGCTCTGGCTTTCGGCAACGCTTCCGATCACATGGCCGTTGCGGAAGTTCTCAGTAAGTACGCCGATTCACTGACGGCCGACTATATGCACCGCACTGGCAAAGACGAGACGACCGTCCGAGCATGGATGGACGCGGAAACGTGGTTTTCCGCACAGGAAGCAGTAGACGCTGGCCTTGCTGACCGGATCGTGGAAACCACGGCCGCGAAGAACGAATGGAATTTGACCGCCTACCGTAACGCCCCCGCTGCATTGTGCGCGGTTGGGCCGGTGGCGAATGCGGTGGAAGTTGCACCGCCCAACAAACTCCAGGGCTCTGCCCCTGATGACAACTCACACAAGGAGGGCTATATGCCCAATCCGAACCCTGTTGAATCCACGGGGCAGAACCCGGCTATCAACGCCGAGGCTATTGCCGCCGCCGCCATGGCCGCCGAACGGACCCGCACCAGCGAAATCTCCCGTATCGGCGCGCTCGCCAAGATGCCCGCCACGGCCATCAACTCCGCCATCTCTGGCGGGCAGACGGTCGAGGCATTCAAAGATGCCGTGATCGAGGCGAAGATCGTCGCCGATATGGCGACCGATACCCGCGTCGGCCACACCGCCGCCACGATCTCCCGCGACGAGCGCGACACGCGGCGCGCCTTGGGCGTCTCCGCGCTGTTGAACCGCGTGGACCCGTCGAAGTATCAAGTGGAAGCCGCCAACGACTTCCGTGGCATGGGCGTTCGCCGGCTGGCCGAAGAAGTGCTGGCGCGCGCGGGCGTCAACACGCGCGGCATGAATGAAACCGACTTCTGTATCCAGGCATTCCACTCCACCAGCGACTTCCCGTACATCCTGGAAAACGGGCTGCGCAAAGTGCTTTTGACCGCCTACGACACCGCTCCCGTGACCTACAAAACCTGGTCCCGCGCGAGTGTGGCGAACGACTTCAAGACGATGCGCCGGATTCGTAGCGGTGCGGCCCCTGTGCTTCTGGAAGTCCCCGAAGGCGGAGAAGTCACGCTGGGCACCATGGGCGAGGAGCGCGAATCCTACGCGCTGGCGACCTACGCGCGCGGCATCAGCTTCACGCGCCAAATGCTCATCAACGACGACCTCGGTGCCTTCAACGACATCAGCGCGAAGATGGGCGAGCAGTGCGCGCGCTTGGAAAACAAGACCGTGTACGCCATCCTAACGGCGAACGCGGCGATGAATGACGGCGTGACGCTGTTCCATGCCGATCATGAAAACGTCGGCACCGGCACCATCGGTAACACCGGTCTGGACTCCATGTTTGTGGCGATGGCCACGCAGAAGGATATCGACGGGGTAAGCCCGTTGAACCTGATGCCGAAATACCTCATCGTCCCGCCCGCCAAGCGCATGACGGCTGTCACTGCCATGCGTGAAACCGGGCCTTCTGTCAAGATTTCCGATCAGAACTGGTTCGCAGGAATGCTGGAAGTCGTGTCCGATGCCGAACTCACCGACACTGCCAAATGGTACGGCGCCGCCGCAACGGGCGATGTCGAATACGCCAACCTGGCGGGCGCGCCCGGCCCGCAGTTCTACCGCGTCGAAAACGCTGGCGACATTCTTGGCGTTCGCATCAACGTCTTTCTCGACTTCGCGGCCAAAGCCGTCGGCTGGAAGGGCCTCTACTACTCCAGCGGCGTTTAATCGGCGGAACAAGGCAACCAAACAACTAGGGGCGGCGAGGGCCGCCCCACGAGGGCAAAACCATGGATAATTTCGTACAGGCGGGAGACTCTCTCGCGCTTACCGCCCCTTATACCGTTGTCGCCGGTGCGGCGGCGCGCGTGGGCAAGATTTTCGGCGTTGCGGTGTCCGATACCACTTCCGGAGCCGTTGGCCAATTCAAAACCGAAGGCGTGTTCGACATCGCCAAAACCACCGGCGCGATTTCGGTGGGCGACGCGGTGTACTGGGAAAACACGAACAAGTACCTGACGACCACGGCCGCCGGCAATTGCGAAGTTGGCGTCTGCACGCGGGCCGCCGTTTCCGGCGATACCACTGTCCGCGTCAAGCTGCATGGTGGGCCGCTCACGCTGAAGTTCGTTTCCTCCGAGCAGACCGGCACGGGCAGCGCGCAGAACGTGGCCCACGGCCTCGGGTTCGTTCCGTCGCGCGTGTTCGTTACCTACACCGACCTGACCCCGGCGACCGCCGGCAGCGTCAACGTCACCTATGGCAGCCACACCAGCACGAACGTGGTCGTGACCGTCACGGCCTCGAAGAAGTTCCTCGTGGTCGCCGAATACTAACCAGCCATGTCCACCTTCAGTGGCCTTTTCGATACTGCCACGGTGCCTCTCCTCGCCGTGTTTGGGGAAGAGGCCACTTACTACCCGCGCGCCGGTGCCTCGTACACGATAACCCTCGTTTTCGACACCGGCGAGCAGGTACAGCAATCCCAGCGCGTCTATCAAACCGCCTGGGCGCCGCTCAATTCCTTCACCGAAGGCGAGCCAATCAAAGGCGATCACATCGTCCTGGATAGTGTCACCTACCGCGTTGCCGACGTCGAAAAAGACGCTGGCGGCGGGCGGCTACTGAAGCTGGCCGTTACGAATCCGTTATGACCTGCCATTGCGATTACTGCCGGTATTTGGCCGCGAAGTCTATTACCACCGCGCCAACCATTGCCAGTAAGTCGCTCACCGAAGCCACCGCTAAACTTGCCGCCAAACTCCTGAAATGATCCCCGATATCCGCATCAAATACAACGGCGTTAACGTGCGACTCGTCGGGTTCGGCTTCCGAAAATTCCACAACCTCCGCATTTTAGAGGCCGGGATCAAGGCAATGAAGGCGCGCCTGGCGAAAGGTGTCTCCGAAGACGACGGGCCAACGAAGCCGCTCAAAAAGCGCTATGCGCGCTTCAAGTCGAAGAAGACCGGGCGCCGGGCTGTCCGAGATATGAACCTCACCGGCGCGCTGTTGGACGAAATCAAGCCGCGCTACTCCGACGACCGGCAAGCCATTGCGGACGCCGGCACGCGCCTGGGGCGCATGAAGGCCCGCGTACACTCCGACCTCCTCCGCTTCTCCAACGGCGACCAGGCTAAAATGCTCGAACTCGCCACGCAACTATTCGCCGATGGCGTCGAGCAAACCATCCGCACAGGCCGCAACCTACCACGCGCGGCAACCACCTCCCGCTCCACGATCACCGCACGCCGAACGTATTTTGGCCGCGCCGCATAATCCATGGCCAACTACCGAAAAGCAACACGCGATGCCCTAGTTGCGGCGCTCTCCGATGGCACTACGGGCTTCAACGCGCAACTGGGGAGCCTATCGCAAAGCTACGGAATCACGCCGTTTGCACTGGAGTTTGGCGCGAACTCCAAGAACGTCGCCTACGGCTACCTGGACGACGAAGAAGTAGACGTTTCCCAAATCTTCGAGTTCCCAGGCGCCGTCATCTGTACAACCTTTGCCGAGGACAAACACAAGATCGTTGGTAAGACCTTCTCGGGCACCGTTGGCGCGGCCGTCGTGATGTACCTCCGCTTTCAGCAACTTGACGCGCCGAACTACGGCAGCAACCAGCCGGATTTTTCCAACGACTTCGAGAAGTACGCCGATGCCGTGGCCGACGCATTCAGCACCGCACTAAAAGAAGGCCGGACGCATTTCCGCGCCTCCAACGTCCTGCATTCGCAATACCGCGAAGACCGCTCGCCGGTTCAAAACCTTGGCGATGGCCACACCCAAACAATCACATTCTCCCTTGAATTCGAGGTTCACGTATGAGCACACTCTCCCCCAACGACGCGCGGCTGTTTGTCCAGGCTACGGACCCATGGGCGGCGACGATCCCGAATTCCTCGGGCACCGCTACCGTTGCCACCGCTGACGGCCTGGAGTACATGCGCGGCGGGCTCTCGCTCGTCGCCACCTCGAACCGTATCCCGTCCAATGTGGCCACCGGAAGCCTCGGCCGCAAGGCTGACCGCCGCGGGCGCCGTACCTGCAATTGGGGCATCTCCGTTCCGTTGCGCGGCTCTGGCACCGCGGGCACCGTCTCCGACATGGACCCGCTGCTGAAGGCTATGTTTGGCGCGGCTGGCACCGTGAGCGCGGGCGTCTCGGTGACCTACGGCATCGCAGAAAACAGCATCGGCGTGACTGCGCACGTTTTCCGTGATCCGGCCGGATCGAATATCTGGAACGAGATTCTCGTTGGCGGGCTGGTAAGCGGTTTCGAGATCAGCGGCGGCGGCGATGAAACGGAATCTGTTTTGCGCGTCAGTGGCCCCGGCGTCGATGTCATCGACAAACCGAACTTTTCCAGCCTCACGACGGCGGAAAAGCGCGGTTTGACCTCGTGGCCGACCGAGCCATCCGCACCTACGTTCCTTTCCCAAGCCGCTCTCGGCTTCACCGGCTCTGCCACGATCAACAGCGTCTCGACGTTCCAGATCCGTTCGTTCTCGATTTCCGGCGACTTCGCACGCTCCATCCGCTACGCGCACGGCAGCTACTACCCGAGCGTACCGATTGCCGATGTTGCAACGGTCAATGTCAACTTCTCGCTCTACGAAGAGGACACCAGCGCACAGGCCGCGCTGCGCTACCTCGCCCGCACCTTGGGCGTGTTCGATGTGTCGCTCGTGATCGGCGAAGACGCGGGGAATATCCACACGTTCAACATCAATGGCGTCTCCGTCGATGGCGCGTCCCGTGACGAATCCGGCGCCGAGAACATCTTGAATTTTTCCGGCGTGGCGTCGATTACCGCCGGCTCCCGCGACGAACTCCAGTACGTCGCCACGTAAGTTTATGCACTCGCTCAAATCCAAATTCACTGAAGCGTCGAAGAAATATCCGGGCGTGACCTTTACCGTCCGCAACCTGAACGCAATGCGACGGGCGGAACGGGACGCGGCTATTGCGCCCCACCGCCTGGAGTACAGCCGCCTCACCGCCGAACGCGCTACGCAATGGAAGGCGCTGGCCGGGGAGGATGGCACCATCGAAGAGCGCAACGCGCGCGTGAACGCGCTGCCCGTTGATAAGCGGCTGGCTATCCTGGAAATGGACGAGAAGGCCCAGCATATCTACGAGCGCTTCATGTTGCCCAACGCCATCCGCGTCGGGTTTATCAGCGTCGAAGGTCTAGAGTTGGACGGCGTGTCTACGCCAAGTGTGGACGACCTGCTGTCCGGCGCTCCCGATGACCTGATCGAAGAGATTTACACGGCCTGCGTGCACGGCTCCGGGTTGACCGAGGACGAGGCAAAAAACTAGCGACGGCGTGGCTGTTCGCCCGTTCGGGCGGGTGGTCCAACGCCGATCTGCAATGTGGCCAATGCAAGCGTAAGCGGCTGTACCTGATGCGCAACTGCCGCCACTTCCCCGACCTCATCCAGATCGGGCGAATCCCGTGCTGGACACCACGGGCGAAGGAGAAGGAAGTCCAAGGGTACCGGAACTCCGAATGCCCAACCTCGTACATCACGCCCGAGAGCGTCTGGATTCTTGAACTCGTCAATACCCACACGGTAGCGACGCGAGACACCGGAGCAACGCTCTTCGGCCCTGATTCGGGGAAATGGCCCGCATGGTGGACCGATGCACTGATAGCGGTCGCCAGCGCGCGGGCGGATTGGGACCGGACGGAGATGGACGCGAAATAAATGGCCGCTACTCAACGATTTCAACTCGTCGTCGAAGCCCAAGCGCGGGGCGATGCGGAACTTGCGCGCCTATCCGCAACCGTCAACAAGCTGGGCGACGAACTCGCGCGCGCCAACAAGAAAATGGCCGACGATGCGGTAAAGAATCAGGTCCGCTATTCGGACGCGATGAAGCGCATGAATCAGGACTCGGAGTCCTCGCTGGGCGGCGCGTCAAAGGCGACCTCGGACGGCGCCGCTGGCCTCGGCCGCTATGCTACGGCGGCGCTGGGCGTGTACGCGGCAGTCAATACGGCGGCGGCCGGGTTTGATGCGTTCGTGCGCGGTGCCGGCGAAGCGGCGTTGGAAATCAAGTCCCTCTCCCTGTCCACCGGCCTAACGATCAACCAGGCGGACAAACTGCGGGCGGCGGCGAACCTCACCGGCTTCGACATTCGCAACCTCAAAGAAGCCGCGCTTGATTTGTCCGTTGCGCTGAAGGACACGGGCGGGCAGGGCGACCAGACGCGGCAACTCCTGAAGCAACTGGGCGTATCCGCCTACACGTCTACCGGGCAGACGCGGCAGTTGAACGACGTCCTACTGGAAACATTCGACGCGCTGTCCAAGGTCCAAGACACGACGCAGCGCGTGAATCTCTCGCGGGTGCTTGGTGGCGAGGACGCGGCGAAGAACGTACAGCCGCTTTTAGCCGGCTATCGGGAAGCGAATCAGCTTGCCGAGCAGCTTGGGTTTGGCACGCGCGAAGGGCTACTGAAGGCGCTGGACGATAGCAACAAGCAGTTGCGCGCATTTGATTTGCAGTGGGAGATCATTAAGGGCAAGCTGGCGGAGAAGATTGCGCCGGTGATTGTGCCGATACTTCTCCGCGTGTCCCGTCTTGCTGCGGGCGATACCTCCGCACTGCCGGGATCGGCGTTTTCCAAGGGCGCGCAAAACGCCGAAAATGAAGTCCTGGCGAAAATGTTCCCGACTCTCGACGGCGGGGCGGCACTATCACGCCTTGCGCCATCCGTGCCGGGGCTAGATACCGGTGGGCTCACTGCCGGTGCCGCGATGTCCGATCGGTTCCGCCGCGGCCAGCTTGGCGGCGAAGACGGCATTAAGGCGCGTTTAGAACAACTCGGGAAGGAGCGGGCTGGTATCGCTTCCTCGCTGGCTTCCGGCTCACTGAGCAAATCGGCGTTTGAACTGCAGAGCAAAGAACTCTCCCGTATCACGGCGGAGCAGTTGGCGCTCAACAAGCAAATCGAGTTTCTGCAAAAAGCACGCGCTGGCGCCGAGCTGGTAGTCAACTCCTCCGACCTCATCAACGCCAACATCGGTGCCGGAATCACCGTTGGCCGCGTTCCGTCGCTCCGTGGCCGCGCTACTTCGCTGCCCGACCTGCCCGAATTTGTTTCCACGCAAGCAGACCGCAACGCCTTCGACTCCAGCAACCCCGGCGCGGATAAGGCTGCAACCTCCGCCGAACTCCAGCGGCAGAAAGACCAGCGCGAACGCGAACTCAACACCTCTTTCGCCCGCTCGTTCGTTCAGTTCCAGGAACGCAAAATCGAAATGCTCACCGGGCCGGGCGGCGAACTGGCGGCTATCCAAGAGATTTACGACCTGAAGAAAGCCGGGCTCCAACAGGAACTCGACTACGGCACTGAAGTATTCGACCTCACCCAACGGCGCCTCCAGATCGAACAGGAGCGCACGCTTGCAATCCTGAACCTCCAGCGCCAGCGGCGCGACGAAGCGCGCGGCCTCGCCTCTGATTTCGTCGGCTCCCTGCAAGACGGCAACCCGGCCGGGTTCCTGAAGCAGCAGGGCAGCCGACTACTCAACCAAGTTGGCACCAATGCCCTCACGGGCACCTTCCAGCGCGTCCAAGGCACCCTCGGGCGCATCGGCGCGGCCTCGGGCCTTGGCGGGCTCCTACAGGGCACGCTGTTGGACCCGGCGAACGCTACCCCCATCGATAAAAACACCCTCGCCACCGACCGCAATACGGCGGCCATTGAGCGGCAGGCGACTGGCGGCTTCCAGGTATCAGGGCCGAACGGGTTCAACGCCATGCGCGCGCTGGGACCGGCTAGTGGCTTCCTTGGCGATCTCATTGGCGCCCCTGGCGTGTTCAGCGGTGCCAGCGCGTCGAATCCGATGGTATTCTCCGCTGCGCCGAAATCCACGGTCACTCCCGCCCCCGGCTTCATCGGCCTCGGCACAACCGAAGGCGGCGCAGTGGTTCCGCTTGGCGGCGGCATGTCGAAAACCGCGCGTGGCGTTGGCATCGCCGGGGCGGTAGCGGGCGGGGCCATTGGCGCATACACGCAATTCAAGGCGGGCGGCGCGCAAGGCGCGCTAAATGGGTCGGCGGCGATAGCGGGGGCGGCTGCTTCAATTATCGCTCTGTCGGGCGCTACCGGCCCAGCAGCGCCCATCCTGGCTGGCGTGGCGCTCGGCCTCCAGGGTATCGCCATGATCCTTGGCGACCCTAAGAAGAAGCGCGACGCGCAAATCAATCAGCGTCTGACCGATGCGTACTACGACGAAGCCGACCCAATTTCCTATTCCATGGATCGGCTCGGGCGCTCTTACGACACGAACAAGCTGGGCGGGCTACGGGAGATTACGGTCAATATCTCCGCGCTCGACTCCCGGTCCATTGTGGACTCCCGCGAATCCATTGCGGACGCGCTTCGCATGGCGATCTACGAAGGCCACGGCATCAACCGGGCCATGCAGGAAGCGGTAGGGGCGGCGTAATGGCCTTTCCTACCCCGTTTGCCGGCGTCTCCGCTCTCTACCCGCTGACCACGGCAAAACGCTATCCAGTGGGTATCCTGAAGTTCACGGACGGCACGGAGCAGCGTTTCCGGAAGGCGGCTGGGCTGCAATCGTTCACCCTCGCACTCGACCAAATCACGACGGACGAAAAAGACGCCATCGTTGACTTTTTCGAGACGTGCAAGGGCTCGTTTGATGCTACGTGGGATCTGGTTATCAGTTCGACCACCTACAGCTATATGGCCTTCGCCGATGACAAGATCAGCGCAACGCAGGGCGAGAACGGCGCATGGTCGCTAACGATTCGGCTGGTTCAGACGCGGAAGAACTAAATGCCATCCTTCCCCACATTCGCGGGCGGCGAATCCGTCCACTTGCCCTATACCCAAGAGCAGGAATTCTGGAACGTCACCAACCGGCAACCGCACGGCTACCAGTACAGTTACAACCTCCTCGCCGCGGGGCTGAAGCGGTGGGAGATCTCGTTCAACCTGTCCGATGCCGACCTTGCCACGCTCCAAACCTTTTGGGACGCGCGAAAGGGCAACTACGAGGAATTCGACTTCACCGACCCGGACACCGGCGCGACTGCGGCTAAGTGCCGATTCGATCAGGATTCGCTGACGGTCCAACAGGTCCAACTGAACGAAAACCGCGTTTCCGTCTTTATCCAGGAATACAAATAAGTGGCGCTCACGGACATAGCATCGGCGAAAGACGCACAGCAGTCTTATCAGCCGCTCCTACTCGCCACGATCACCTTCAACGGCGGGACGGTCTACCGCGCCTCTACGCATCCGCTGAACACGGCCGAAGGCGGCTATCAGTACGGCGGCAACAACTACATCGGGCGCATTATTTCGCAGGACATCAGCGCGGTTCAGGGGTACGACGCTGGCGGCATCGACATCATTCCGCGCGTTTCGCTTACCCTGGCCGATGCGGACAAAGCACTAAAAACGAGTTACGAGGACGTGTATGGATTCTCCGGCGCCACCTTGGATCTTGTTTTTGTGTTTTGGGACGCGGATTCCTCGACCTTCTCCAGCGACTCAATTCTCCGCTTCCGCGGAATCTGTGACCCGGCCCAATCCGACGCCGAAACCATTACCGTCTCCGCCATCAATAAGCTGAACCTCCAGCGGCGTATGCTCCCACCCGTGCCGTTACAACGGCGCTGTCCATGGATCTTTCCGACGACATCCACAAAGCGGCAAGCGGCGGCAGACAACGCGGACGATATCAGCTACGAATGCGGGTACTCGCCCGACGCCAGCGGCGGCAACGCGCGGGGCAACTACTCCAGCGGCGTCACCTCTTACACCTCCTGCGACTACACCAAAGCCGCCTGCGAAGCGCGCGGGATGTACAAGCAAGACTCTTCCTCCCGCGTCACCGGGCGCTTCGGCGGTGTGCAATACGAGGGCGCAACGGGCGGACGTTCACGCGAGTATACCTCCGGCAATTGGATCGATATTGCCAATAATCCGAACGAAGCCCGCTACGGCAACCCGATTCCCATGGTCTACGGGACCGCGTGGGTAGACGCGGTTGTGATCCAGCCGCAGGGCGACGGTAACTCGACGCGCTTCGAGGCGATTGTCTGCCTCGGGGAAGCACAAAGCATCCTGCGCGTGGTCGTCAACGATACCGAACTCCAGCCGGCAACCGACATCACGGGCGGAACGAATTACATCGTCCGTGATCCGCTGATGCGCTACAACGTCATCAACCGCGGCGACCGCGACGGCGCGCCGAACCTTGACTCTCCGTGGGGCGGCAACGGTGACCCATACGGTTCGATGTGCGCGATTCTCTGCGTTGTCCCCCGCCGCCTCGCCGAAGCCACGTCAACCCCGCGCGTTCGTGTGCTGGTCCAGGGTCCGAAGCTGCGCGTCTATACCGACGTTTCCACCTACTCGAAAACCTACACCGATAGCCCGGCGTGGGTACTCATGGACCTCCTTACCTGGGCGGGCGTCGGGTACGATGAACTCGACCTCCAGAGCTTTATCGACGCGGCGGCGATCTGCGCGGCCACGGTCACTTATACCGACCAATACGGCGCGTCCACCTCCCACGCTAGATATGCGTGCTCCCTTGTTCTTCGCCAGCGTCGCAGCGCGGCCGATGTCATCCGCGGCGTCCGGCAGGGGTGCGGCGGGATACTCGTCCCGAACTCGACCACGGGCAAGTTACAGCTCTTCATCGAAGGCACCCTTGCCAGCCAGCAGCCATCGGCCGTCACGGGCTCGAATTACAACACGTCCATCTCCTCGAAGTCACTCACCGGCAGCGTCACGAACGGATATGCGGCCTACGATTTCACGAAGTTCCTGGGCGGCCGTCAGTCTTCGTTTAAAGTTCAGACGCAGCCGCTCGCCAGCACTCCAAACCGGGTAAGTTTCGGATTCGCGAATAGCGAACGCGATTGGGCCGGCGACTCTGTTTCCATCGCCGATACCGACGCGGTGGCGCGAAGCGGGCAGGAAGTGGCGGAGCAAATGGAAGCGGACGGCGTGAACACGCTCGACCAAGCGAAGCGCATTGGTGCCCGGCGCCTCGCGCGGAACCTGTACGGCAACGCCCGCGCGGATGCGGGCGGAACGGAAGTCTATTCCTGGCTCGACTCGTTCCGTGCGGTGCGGTGCCGCGTGGGGCAAATTGGCCGCGTGTCTAACGCGCATTTCGGCCTGTCCAACGTCCTCGCCCGCATCACGCAAATGCGGCCATCCACGAACTTTGAGACGGTCCAAATTACCGCACAACGACACAATGACGACTGGTACGTAGACACCTACGGGCAGAGCGCCGACCCGGAGCAATCGCTCCAGGCGCGCAACCGCCTCGCCCGCGCGGCGTACCCATGGGGGCCGGTAGGAATCGCCCCCGATGCCTCGGACCCGATGTACTCGGAAACCGACCAAACGTTCGCCCTCGCCGAAGCCCACGAAACGGCGGCGGACGGCACGATCATCACGAAACTATACCTCTCCGGCGCGTGGCCAGTGAACCTCTTCACGGGCACGCCTCCCGATGTGGGGCGGCAAGGCACCACAGCATCTACAGGCGGCTCAATCCTCGGAAGTGGCCGCTCATACTATCTGGCTGTCGTTGCGCTCGATGCGTTCGGTGTGCCATCGGCACCGTCAAGCCTCTGCGAAGTCGTCGTCACGAACGTATCAACGGCGAACACGATCACGGTCCCAATTCTCGGCTGGCCTTCGAGCGCGGCCGGGTATATCTGCTACGTCGGCAACTCCCCGCAACTCCTGACCGAGCACGCATCGAACGCCAGCAGCACGCCAACATCAATCACGATCACGGCCTATCTCGACCGCGGCAAAGGCATCCCTGACCCGGAATTCGACCGGATGCGAGTCAAGGTCAAGCGCGTGGCGCACAGCGGCGTGTGGGGGCAGCCGGTTGACGCCGTAGGCGCGGGAACACTCACCATCACGGGCGCCGGCTGGACGGTCAACCAATGGGCCGGCTACGATGTCTCCCTCCTCGGAAAAGCCGCGGGCGGCGATATGGCGGTGCTGAATTATTCAGTGGTATCGAACACCGCCGCCGTGCTGACGGTGACACCTAATCCGGCTGGAGATGTGGCCGTCGGCGACGCGATCATCATGCGGTCAAAGCCCACGGTGGGCAGCGATGGCGGCGGGAATTATCTGTCCGACGCGCTCTGGCTCAACACGCTCGAAAACTCCGGCGCGGGTCTGGCGGTCGATGAAGAAGTCGGGCGGCTCCTCCGCATTATCAGCGGGCCTGGCGCTGGGCAAGTCTACCGGATCATCAGCAACACTGCCAGCAAGGTCTACATCGAAGGCGATTGGTTGACGACGCCGACGAGCGCTTCCCGCTACATCATCGAGGAGCCTGACTGGCAGGTTATCCAGACATCGGACAGCCTGAACAATGCGGATCTGGACGCAGTTTTGTACCTCGAAGTGGAAGTCACAAACTATCGGCAACGCGTCGTTCTAGTGCAGCCGGTGACGCTCGACGGCGGGCAAAACGAGGCTATTGATTCGTTGTGCCCGGTGCGCGAGATTTACGTGTTTGGTTCGTCGAATCCGGCTATCGGAAACAATGACGGCTACTTCGAGATGGTCACAACGTCGGGCGAAGTCACGCCAGATCTTGCCGACGGGCTGAACCAACAAGAGACGATGACGGCCGACGTAATCGTAAACGAGCCGGTCTACACGGGCGGCACGCTTGTGGCCGGCATGCGGCTACGAATCAAGCTCATTGAGGACGCGACGGGCGGCTGGGTTCCGACATTCGACGCGGTGTTTATCGGCCTCCAAAACATCGACATGGACCTCACCGCCGATACCTACTCAATTTTTGAATTTGTCTATAACACGGCCGCTAAGTGGGAGTACGTGGGCGGCGTGCGGGGTGCTTCGATCACATGAGAATTCTTCTTTATATCATCGCGGCTGGGCTGGCCTTCGGGCAGTCGCAGAACGAGTTGAAAATCATTCCAAAACAGGATGACTCGGCGACTGGCCTTATCAAGTTCCAGGAGAAGTACGGGAACGGCGCGCACTATATCGGCCTTCGAGGGCCGGCCTCCGTGGCGGCGTCGGAAACCTTCACGCTTCCCGCCGCCGACGGCACATCGAACCAATGCCTTTCGACCGACGGCGCGGGTCAATGGGGCTGGCGCGACTGTTCCGGCGCGTCCACGCGCTACCGCATATCAGACTACTTCTGGATTCAGACGCCAGGCGGTTCAATCTCGCCCGGCCTCACGACCGTTACGCTCACTCCGTGCCCGTCCGGCCTGGATGCGACCGACACGAAGCTCTACGTTTACATCTCAGGCGGCACCGGTACCGCTGAAGCCGCTCCTCTATCAGTCAGCGGTGGCGCTGGTACATGCAGCAGCGGAGCGGCAAGCGGCACTATCAAATTTACCGCGGCGAACTCCCATACCGGCGCATGGACCATCCAGAACGCCGGTTTCCGCGAGACAGAGCGCATTGCCGATCACGGCGATATTTTGCTCATCAGTAACGTTGACGTTTACGAGCGAACAGTCATCGAGAAGGGCTTAACACTCGAAGGTGGTGGGGGTGGTGGCGTGCGATCAGTCATCACCGCGCACGGCGATATCGTGGCGATTGACGTGAACTTGGCGGCGCCGGTCACGATGTCGAATTTTTCGATCATGGCTGATGCACCGCAAGTGTCGGCCGGCGCGGCGGTTCGGCTGGGCGTGGACGGGTCAACTAATCACAACTGCGGATCGAAGATTGACAACCTGTTTATCTACCAGTTCTACTACGGCATCCACCTCAAGGACGGCTGCAAGCCGGTCATTACGCGCAACGAGATCGCGGACTCCACGAAGTACGGCATCTACGCGCAGAATATTTTCAACCCAGACGGCGGCGACGGATTCATCGCGCACAACACCATTGGAAACACGCCCGCGGCTGATGCTGCGATTCGCTACGAAAGCGGCGGCGGGCTGAAGATCATCGACAACAAGATTTTGAATAATTTCCAGTGGGGCGTTGACCTTTATCCGAACAGCGGCGCATCGACTGGGCAACTGTACATTACGTCGAACAGCTTTGACCGCATGAAGGCGGGCGGTATCCGCGCG